AGGCTGCTTGTATTATTAGTAATGCGTTAGGTGAAGCGGGTTACAAATATAACGAAGATTTCTTTTTTTCAACTTGTGGTTTAGACAAAGTTCAAATAATTTTTAAAAATGAAGAAGCGGGAACTTATGCTGCTATGAAGTTAAAATTTTTTCCAAAGGATGGTTTAGAAGTATGAAATGGTTTGATCGATGGTTCCTTAAACAAACAAAAAAGGCTTGGGATACAGCTAACCAAGAAAGTAACATACTGACCGTTGAAAGTAATAAATTACGCAATCCAGATAGAATTGATGCTAATGGTATCAATATGAAATTGCATGTTGCCAATGGTGGTTATATTTTAGAGTTTCAACGATATGATGATCGTAAAGATCGTTATATGAATGAACTGCATGTTATCAACGAGGGTGAAAATTTCGGTGAACGATTAAGTGAAATCATTACTCTATATGTGATAAGTAATAGGTGAGCAGCACTCAATACGAATATGATTTTGAGTATGATACAGGACGGGCTATTCCACGGGATAGTGTAGGTTGGCAAAACTTTGCTAATGCTCGCAAACAAGGTTTGTTAGTTTGGGTCGACAACGCACTTCCAGATTGTGACGATAGTTTATTTTTTAACATTCCTTATGCAAAACAAAAAACACTTCAAAAACAACACCCATCGCTTGAAGAAGCATGGAAAATTTACATAACATTATTGCAGGTCGCAAATGGATAGCCAAGAAGAATTTGATCTAACAGAAGAAGAAATAGAATATTTGATCTTGAAATATATTCAACAAGAAACTCAAAATGGTAAAAATTATGTTGAAGCACGTGAATTATATGAGTATCTTGGAACAGAAATGCCAGAAGGCATGGAAGATGAGAAAATTGTCCTAAAATCCAGTGCAAAACGCTATATTGCAGATTTTGAAGCAAAATACCGTCCATACTTAAATTAACTCTTGACAAACCCCATAAATATGTTATATTGGTTATAGTTCATTGGAGAACCCAAATGCGTAAGACATTAGCTATCCTACTCGCAGCTACTACATTAATTTCTGCAACGTCAGCAAATGCACAATGGCGTGATCGTCGTTATGAAGGTCCACGTCCTGGCTATCATAGTGGCGGTGGTGGTAATTGGGTTGCACCACTTATTGGTGGTCTTATTATCGGTGGAATTGTTGGCGGTGCTATTGCAAATCAGCCTCGTTATGATGATGAAAATTATTATCACACAGAGTGTCGCCGTGAGCAAGTTTTTGACCGCTATGGTAATTTTCTTGGTGTGGAACGCCACTGTTATCGTGTGCCAAACCAATAAGGTGAAACATGGGAATATTCGACAAACTATTTGGTAAATCAAATAATGAAATTAACAAAACCGCTGACGCCTCTTCTGTAATTACAGAAAGCGCACCATCAGCCGTTACTAAAACTAGCAGTGAACCAAAACCTAAAAAAACTCGCAATCCACGAGTTAAAAAAGAAGAACCTAAAAAAGTAGAACCACGTGTTACTGTGCTTGGATTTGACTTTGATCCACAAAATCCAAGCATGGGTAGCATGGAGTTAGATTGGAACGCAGAATTTATTGAAATGTTGCGTTCTGCTGGCTACCGTGGTGTTAATCCCGAAGACCTTGTAGATGCATGGCTTAATGATGTGGCACGTAATATCATACGAACCAATGAGCAAAATCCACCTAATTTGGATAATACCCGTTATGTCACTAGAACCGATATCGGTAATGGTTTAAGTGAATTTAAATAACCCTTGACAAAATAAACTCCAGATATTATATTGGTATTATGAAATATCTTCTCGTTGATACAGCTAATCTGTTCTCACGTGCCCGTCACTCCACAAATCGTGGAACGGATACTTGGCAGAAAATTGGGCTTGCACTGCATATTACCTTTAACGTTATTCAAAAGGTAAATCGGTTGCATAAGCCTGACCATGTTATTTTTGCCCTTGAAAGCCGTAGTTGGCGCAAGGATCACAAAGGCACTTATAAAGCAAATCGTGCGGTTATTAAAAGTAAAATGACTGCACGTGAAGCAGAAGAAGATGCAGAGTTTTGGAAAGCCTATGAGGACTTTACTAATTGGGTTAATGACAAAACAAATTGCAGTGTAATCAAGGTTGCACGTGCAGAAGCCGATGATATTATTGCTCGTTGGATTGCACTTCATCCACAAGATGAACATATTATACTAAGCAATGACAGTGACTTCCACCAACTGCTTGCTGAAAATGTCAGCATTTACAATGGGTTGACAAATCAACATATTACTTTGCAAGGTTATTTTGACGATAACGGGAAAGTAGTTGTTGATAGTAAAACTAAAGCACCCAAAACAGTTGGTGACCCTAAGTTTGTACTATTTGAAAAATGCATGCGTGGTGATCCAACTGATAATATTATGACTGCTTATCCTGGTGTTCGCACTAAAGGCAGCACCAAAAAAGTTGGTCTTGTAGAAGCCTTTGCCGACCGTGAAAAACGTGGTTGGGCATGGAATAACATGATGCTACAGCGTTGGGTAGATCATGAAGGCGTAGAACACCGTGTGCTTGATCGGTATGAAGAAAACCGTATCCTTGTAGATTTGACTGCACAACCACAAGAAATACGTGATGCTATTGATGCTGCACTGTTACAAGTTCAGCCCAAGAGCAATCGTCAAATTGGCAGTCAACTAATCAAGTTCTGCAGTAAATGGGAACTTGTAAAACTTTCTGAAAATGTTCAACCCATTGCCGATATTTTGGCTAAACCTCTTATGGAGACTTCTTATGGATAAATTTTTAAAAATTTTTGATGTTGTTATACCTTGGATGATGCTTGTAGCTTTTGGAATTTTAACTGTAAATTCATTTTTTACTGATTACAAAGAAACTGGAATTTATATTGCTGCTACGCTTGGATGGATTTCATATTTGGAAATGCGTAGCAAATATGATAAACTTTCGAATACTGTCATAAGGATTACAGAAAATGAGTCTCAAAGCTAAAAACATCGTAGAAAATCGTTTTTGGATTATTGAAAATGATCGTGGCGAGCGCATTGGAAACATTGCGCAAACAACAAGTGGTGTTCGCTGCACTATGGAAGATAGTGTAGAAATTTTTCCAGACATGCAACAAATGATTGCTGAAAAGGGAATTACGTTTGTTCGTCGTAGTCGTGAAGCAAAAACTACTGTAGAAAACATGGTTTATGACTTTCCCACAAACCATACGCCACACAATATCTTATGGAATGTAAAACTTAAACTTCCTATCTATACTAAAAACAGCAAAAGTAGTTCATACTTTTGTGCTGGATATTATATCATAAAATATAACAAAGTGTATGTCCCAGAATTTACACCAAAACTTATTACATTACAACGATATGAGTATGAGGGTCCATTCAAGACTAAACTCGAACAACAAGAACGTTTAAGGATTTGCAATAGTGAGACCGCCTAATACCCATTATATTCGTGAATTTAATAATCGTGTTACTATGGCTGTTGGTAAACAAGTTATTGATAATGATGAATTGCGAAAAGTGCAAAGTGAACTCGTAGATTTGCTCGGTTATGTTTTGCAACTTGAAAGTAAAGTTGCTGAATTAGAAGAAAATCTATTAAACAGTAATGTTATTCAAGTAGAAATGGTAGGGAAAGATTTTTAAGATCGATTCGAACCGATAAATATACTGTAAGATTATCAACTATGTCAAGACCGAAGCCTCAAGTACTGCTTGAAATTACAAATAAGCAAACATATAAGTCAGAGCAAGTTCTGGCTAGTGAAGGCATTTGGGCAATTTTCTTGGATAATAAACCAGTAAATCTTAAAACTACCAGTATGTTAGCACAATATAGCGGACCAAAGTATAAGAAGTCTAGTTTTTCAAATCCTGGTCATGCAATCAATTTATGTAAAAAGTTAAATGCACAATTCAAGACAAACCGTTTTAGTGTTGTGCTATTGAACAGTGGTGCTGCTGTTTATCCCACAAAATGATAGATAAATCAAAAACTGATTGGACACACGAATTATACCACTTTGCTCACGGTGCAGACGCGCCTATACCAAATCCTAATTTAAAAAACATCTATGTTCTATATTGGTATCATAATAATAAAAACTTTGGGTTTAGGCTAAACAATACTTCATTTGAACTATTAACAAATGCTGGTTATACTTTTCATAAGCACTTTATTGATAAGAAAAAGTATCAAATAAATGGTAAAGAACTAGTATTAATGGATCGATATCATAAATTCCCGTGGTTTTTGAAAATGAGCAGTGGGGAATTATTCCTAATGGATACAGAATTATCCACAATTTTGGCTATGTGCGATGGAAATTTACGCCAAGCTATTGAAATTTTAGGTTGACAAATCCCAAAAATATGCTAAATTAGCATTATAGATGGAGAACTAGCGATGCGTAGCCTTATTGCAAAGTCACTTGCGGACCCCAAATATCGTCAAAAAATTGTCACCCCCCGTAAGGGCAAGGGTAGCTATAGCCGTAAAAACAAGCATAAAGGTGCAAAATGACTAATATTACCTTAAAAGACGCTATTTCTGCTGCTTGTGCGGCACAACGAATTAATGGTCGTTATATCAAACGCTATGAAGCTGACAAAGAAAAGGGGGAGGAAAGCAACGGTGCATTGATGCGTGATATCCTTAATCCTGAAATTGAACACGTTAATGCTTTGCCACAAGATATTGAAAGTGCTGAACAAATTATTGAATATCTTGATGGTAAAATGTTTGAACTTATTGGCGGCACATTGCACGATTATTGGCGAAATTTGGTTCTATTGACTGAACAGAAAGAATTTTTAGCTAATGATTACAAGACTTTAGCACTAATTGCTAGTGTTCCAAGCTCATATAAAAATGCTATTGCTCGTGAAAATGCACGTGATGAAATTAATACTTTGCAAGCAAATAGCCGACATTTTGGCAAAGTAGGTGATAATTTTGAAGGAAAAATCACCATTATTTCGGCAGTTTTTAGCTATAATTATAACAAGTGGTATCATACTGGACTGACAGAAGATAACTGCCTTGTGTTATTTCCGTTTGCCGAAAAATTTGAGCGTGGAAGTGTCATTATTTTGACAGCCCGCATCCATAAACATGATGAGGACAGCAAAACACGTCTGCATTATGTGCGGATTAAAATGAAGGTTCAGCCACTTTTAGAGACAAAAAAAGTGCTTGACAACCAAGAATAATCTGTTATATTAATATTATAGTCAACTGATGGAGAAAACAAATGGCTAAAGTTAATGATGCTGTGTCCGAAGTGCGGACAGTTACGCTTGCATCTGCTAAGCGTGAAATTATGGTATGTATGAAGCGTAAGCGCCCAATCTTCTTGTGGGGTGCGCCTGGTATCGGCAAGTCTGAATTGGTTGCTGATATTTGCGAAAGCATGGGCGGCAAGTTGTATGACTTGCGTCTTGCACTTATGGACCCTTCCGATCTTAAGGGTGTTCTCTACTACAATCCTACCGTGGGTAATGCGATGTGGAATGCACCGCCTGATTTGCCTACTGCCGAGGAAGCCGCAAAGTATCCTGTTGTGGTGCTTTTCCTCGACGAAATGAACTCTGCTGCACCTGCAACTCAAGCTGCCGCATATCAATTGGTTCTTAATCGTCGTGTCGGCACTTATGAACTTCCTGACAATGTTGTTATCGTTGCCGCTGGTAACCGTGATACTGACCGTGGTGTCGTGTATCGTATGCCATCGCCACTTGCTAACCGTTTTGTTCACTTGAACTTGCGTGTTGACTTTGAGTCGTGGAATGAATGGGCATTGAACCATGGTATCAGCCCTGATGTTGTGGCTTACGTGACCTGTAACAAAGGTGATTTGTTCAACTTTGACCCACGTTCAAGCGGTGCATCATTCGCTACGCCTCGTTCTTGGTCGTTTGTTAGCGACCTTTTGCAAGAAGACCTTGGTGATACCGAATTGAATGACCTTGTTGCGGGCACGGTTGGTGAAGGTGTTGCACTTAAATTCTCTGCACATCGCAAGGTTGCAAGCCAAATGCCAAATCCAAGCGATATTCTTGCTGGTAAAATCAAGGAACTCAAAGCTAAAGACATTGGTGCAAAGTATTCTCTTACAGTCTCATGCTGCTATGAACTCAAGGATAGCTGTGTTCGTCGCGGCGGTGACAAGATGAAAGATGCCGACTACACTGCTTGGCATGGTGAAATTGATAATGTTATCCGTTTCTTCCTTGATCACATGGATACAGAATTGCAAGTTATGATGATTGCTACTCTTGTCCGTGTTTATAGTCTGCCAATGAAAACAAGTAAACTGGCAAACTATAAAGAATTCCACGCTAAGAATGGTGACTTCATCATGTCTGCATTGCGTTAATCTCGCCCCTATCGTTCTCCATCACAGTGAGGGCGAGACTATAGGGGGGTGGTGTTCACAGCACTTCTCCCCTATTTTAGTGTGTAAATAAGAAATGAAAATTGAATGTTTAGATAATTCCGAAAATAAAAAGATAGATTTTATTATAACCACTGTGCCCTGGATTGATACTAATTTGCCGTTGATGGCACCAGCAGCACTAAAACCAATAATTGAAAAATGTGGTTATAGCTGTTTAGCAATCGATCTTAATATAGAAATATTTAATATAATAACAATTCATCCTTTAAAAGATGAATTGATAAAATTTTTCTTTGATGGTGTTGCTGATAATGAGGCAGCAAATTTTTTACATAATTTGTTTAAAAATATTGCTACTAAAATTATTTCTTATAAACCAAAATATGTGGGGTTAAGTCTATTTTCTTATGTTTGTCAGCAAAGTGGAAAATGGATAGCATACTATATTAAAAAACTCAATCCCAAAATCAAAATATTAATTGGCGGTGCTGGCTGTTTAGATACCTTTACTGGTCCAAGTGAATTTGTAAATTTTATGCTAAATGAAAAATTAGCTGATTGGCATATTCGCGGCGATGGTGAACGTTCACTTATTGAACTTTTAAATGGTAACAATGATTATAATGGAATTAATACACCATCATGGCAAGAACTGAGTAGGGAAGAAGTTAGAAGTTTACCGTATCCTGATTATGACGATTATAATTTTGCAAATTATAGAAAAAGAATATTGCCTTTAGTAGGCAGCAGAGGATGTGTAAGAAAGTGCACTTTTTGTGATTACATTTCTAATTGGAAAAACTTTCACTGGAGAGAAGCAGAAGAAATATTCAATGAAATGTTAATTCAAAACAAAAAATATAATATAAGAAATTTTAAATTTCAAGACAGTTTGACTAATGGCAATCAAAAAGAATTTTTAAAATTTTTAAAGTTATTGGCAAATTATAATACAAAAAATCCAAATAATTCTTTTAGTTGGTCTGGATATTTTATTTTTAGAAATATATCTCAAAGCAGTGAACATGAATGGGAGTTAATAGCTAAGTCTGGTGCAAATGTTTTAAGTGTTGGAGTTGAAAATCTAAATGAAGATATTAGATACGCCATGGGTAAAAAATTTACTAATGAATCTATAGATTTTTATTTAAAACAAGCTAAAAAATATAACATAAAAATTACTTTACTTAATATCGTTGGATACATTACTGAAACACAAACACATATTAACTATATAAAAAATTGGTTAGCAACTCATATTGAGTATAAAGACACACTGGTAATTCAATGGGGTGGGACATTAGGTATTTTCCCAAATACTTTTTTAGATAATAATAAAGAAAAATTAGGAATAACAAAAATTGGTCCCTTGCCAAATGAATGGATAAATCCGTCTATTAATAGTACACCAAAAATAAGGGCGCAATGGACGATTGACCTTATGAATTACAGTAAAAAACTAGGTTACAATGTTGTTGATAACCTTGATAATCATTTTGTGCTAGAAAGTTTAATTAAAAACAATGTTTGATAATGTAGAAATAAAATTTTTGTTTGAATTTGGCTATGTCAAAAATAAAACAATGACTGTAAAATTTATTGGCGATGATATTGTGATAAATCCCACGGGTGAAAAGTTTGTAGAACAAAGTTTATTTGTAAATCTTCCCAAAAAAATTAAAATAGATTTTAGTGGAAAAGATATGAAAAATGACACAATTATTGAAGACAATAAAATTATTGCTGATAAATTTGTTAAAATTTGCAGTATTAAATTAGATATGTTTCCAATAAATGAAGTATATTTACAGCAAAATATAGTAATAAATTGTGAAAACCAAAGTAAAATTGCAACAAATTATGTTGGTTTTAATGGATATATTGACTTAAATTTAAATAAAACCAATATTTTCGAACAAATAATGGCTTTTTCTTGAAAAAATAATGCTTGACAACCCCCAATAATGTGGTATTATAGATTATAGAAATTGGAGAACGATTATGGCTAAGATGAAACAAGGTGCTGGCAAACTGTCCGATACGGTTGACCCAAAGGTCGACTATGATGCACGTCAAGCAATTCTCAAGGCTCGTATTGCCCTTGTAATTAAACAACCGTTTTTTGGAAATCTTGCCATGCGGCTCAAACTGGTCAATGCTGATAGCTGGCTGACCACTGCGGCTACTGATGGTCGTCACTTTTATTACAACAGTGACTTTATCCTCAAACTTCCTACCAATCAAATGATGTTTTTGTTCTGCCATGAGTTGCTTCATTGCGCTTACGACCACATGAACCGTGGTATTGGCAAACAGAAAGACCTTGCAAACATTGCAATGGACTATGTGGTAAATGCTGACTGCATCAAGTATAACCTTGGTCAACGTATTACTGTTCTTCCTATTCTTTATGATCGCAAGTATGATGATTGGAACTTTGAACAAGTTTATGAAGACTTGATCAAGAATGCACAGAAAATTAACATTGAAGATTTGCTTGACCAAATGCTTGATGACCATCTTGATCCTGAAAAAGATGGCAATGGCGGTGAAGACAAAGACGGTGATAAAGAAGGTAAGGGCCGTCCTACACTTTCACAAGAAGAACGCCAAAAGATTAAAGACGAGTTTAAGGAAGCTATGCTTGCAGCAGCACAAAGTGCTGGCGCTGGCGATTGTCCTGGCAATGTCAAGCGTATGATTAATGAACTCACACAGCCTAAAATCAACTGGCGTGAACTCATTACACAACAAATCCAATCTACTGTTAAGAATGATTACACTTGGACTATTCCTAACAAGAAAATGTTCTCGCAAGGGTTTGTTCTGCCTAACATGCGTAAGGATCAAGCTATTGATGTTTGCATTGCTATCGATACTAGCGGTTCAATTGGTCAAGAACAATTGACTGCTTTTTTTAGTGAAATCAATGGTATCATGCAATCTTATGATGATTACAAGATTAAGATTTGGTGCTTTGATACACAAGTTCATAACCCACAAGAATATACTACTGCTGATGGTGATGAACTTATAAACTATGAACCAAAAGGTTTTGGCGGAACTGACTTTGATGTAAATTGGCGGTGGATGCAACACGAAGGCGTTGAACCTAAACTTTTTATCGTGTTTACTGACGGTGAACCCTTTGGTTCTTGGGGTGATGAAAATTATTGTGATACTGTATGGATTATCCATAACAAGTATAACAAGACTATTGAACCGCCGTTTGGTGTTCATGCCTATTATGAAGATTAAGATTGGTTTACGTTCCTTCTTGCACCAATCTTATAAGGCTCCGAAAAATTTTCGGAGCCTTTTTTATTATATTAAATAATAAAAACGGAGATTATAATGACAGACGAAACTACTAATGTTCCTGCAACACCACCAAGCGTAACAATCAATGATATTGCTTTCTTGGTTCAGATTGTAGAAACAGTTGCACAGCGTGGTGCTTTTCGTGCAGAAGAACTTTCAAGTGTAGGTGCAGTATACGATAAAGTTAAAGCCTTTATTGTTGCTAATAATCCTCAGCCAGCACCAGAAACATCTACAGAGGAAGTAAATCAATGAGTTTTTTTAAACACGTAGGAAGTGTCAACAATAAAAAAGTTATCATTGTTCAACGCCAGCTACCTGGTGAAGATGAACATATGGCAGCAGTAATTTATAGTGAAATCATGCCAAGCAAATATCATGATGATGTCATGAGAGTTTTAGAGAGTGACGAAGGTCAACAAGCATATGAGTTTCGTGATATTCTAGAACGCCGCATGATGGCAGATGGTCAAAATATGTTGCAAGCATTAAGTGCAGAAAACTATCTAAAACGTGTGCCAGCAGCAAATGTTTTAGTTACTCCAAATAGCAAAAGCAGTATCCGACTTGATGAGCTTACTAAACTTTTAAATCAAGTTGGTAAGGGACCAGAAGCTGTTTCACGTCTAGAACGTATGGAAAATCAACAAGGATTTGCTGATCCTGCAAAGACTGCAACAACAGATGCAGTAGTTAGTGACAGTGTGCGTCCCAATGAACTTGGTATTAATCTTGAAGCAGAAAATGCTAAACTTAATGCTGTTGAAACACCTGTCGTTGCACCTGTATCAGCACAACCCGCTACGCCAGATATGACTGCTGTTATGATGGAAATGATGAAGACCATGCAGGGCATGCAGAAGCAGCTTAATGAACTACAAAGTGCTAAGCCAGTAGTCGTAAAGGCTACTACAAAGAAAGCAACAGCCAAGACTGCTAAGACCAAGACCAGTGTCTGATACTAATTTTAGTGATGAATTTTTTAACAGATGGGAACATTTAATTTCTTCAGTAGAAATTTCGGATGTTCCCATTCGTTTTATTAAATCAATTAACGCATCTTTTAGTGATGGTCAATCACATAGTTTTGACATTAAAGTCATGCTTGAAAAGGGTATGGAATTTCAAGAAATTGAAACACTAATTGAAGCATATCTTGAATTAAATGCCGATGACATTGATTGTGTTGATTTTCATTTGAATATTACCGCAATTGCCGAAGAAGTTGAAACAGAAACAAACAAATTATTAGACTAATGATAAAAGCCATCTTTGCAGTAGACTTAAATGGTGGAATGGGCAAAGATGGAACTCTACCATGGCCACATGATAAACAAGATATGGAGTGGTTCAGTAGCAATACACGTGGTCATGTAGTTGTAATGGGTAGTAATACTTGGCTAGACCCAAAAATGCCAAAGCCACTACCAGATCGTCATTGTGCAGTAGTAACTAATCAATCCGTAGAAAACTTCCCAAAAGCGCATGATGTAATAGCAGGTGCAGCAATTGAACAAAGTTTAGAAGTATTGCAATTACAACATCCTAAAAAAGATATATGGATAATTGGTGGTCCAAAACTAATTGAAAGTACAAGTCATCTTTTTAAGCAATTATATCTTACAACATTTTATGACGAATTTAATTGCGATGTTAGCATAGATGTGGTAGAGTTATTAAAATCTTTCAATATGCAATATGAATCATATGGAAAGAATAAAATATTTTCAGTATGGACTCGTCGTGCAAAATTACAATGAATTATGTAAAAAAATTATACTAACTGGACCGCAAGTTATAGACAGAACTGGTGTTGGAACCATTAGTTTATTTGGTGAACAGTTACGGTTTAACTTACAAGATGGTTTTCCAGCAATCACGACTAAAAAACTTGCTTGGAAAAGTGTAGTTAGTGAACTATTATGGTTTATTGAAGGCAGCGGTGATGAAAGAAGATTGGCAGAAATTCTATATGGAACACGAGATGAAAGCAAGAAAACAATCTGGACTGCAAATGCTAACGCAGATTATTGGCTTCCAAATTCTTCTTATAATGGCGATCTGGGTCGTGTATATGGTGTACAGTGGCGTCACTGGCGTAGTGCTGATGGTGTCGAAGTAGATCAATTAAAAAATCTTATTGATGGTTTGCAGAATGATCCCAACGGTCGCCGCCATATTATTACTGCATGGAATCCAGGTGAATTAAATCAGATGGCTCTGCCACCTTGCCACATGTTTGCGCAGTTTTATATTCGTAGAAATATTTTAAGTTGCCAAATGTATCAACGTAGCGCAGATTTGTTTTTGGGTGTGCCTTTTAATATTGCAAGTTATGCTCTACTCACACATCTTATTGCCAAAACAATTGGTGCAGAAGTTGGCGAACTTATTCTTACATTTGGCGATGTTCATATCTACAACAATCATGTCCCACAAGTTATAGAATTATTAGGTCGTGAACCATATCCATATCCTACATTAGATTTAAGTAATGTTGCAGATATTTGGACAGCAAAAATGGATAATATTATTTTACAAAATTATCAATCTCATTCAACAATCAAAGCAGAAATGGCGGTGTAATATGCATGTATTAGTTACAGGTGGATTTGGATTTATTGGTCATCATGTTGTAAAACGTCTAATAGATGCTAATCATCGTGTTACAATTATTGATGATTTACGATATATTACTACTGATTTATATTTGGAACGTGGTCGTTATATGGAATTTGCATATGATGATTGGATCAATGCTGATTGCAGCAAAACTGTTATTCAAGATGTCGATGTTATTATCCATCTCGCTGGTGAACCAAATCAAGCAACTTTTTCCAAAGACAACTTGTCTGCTTGGCGCAATACAGTTCAAAGCACTATTCATCTATTAACAACATACCCTAATGCAAAAATGGTTTATATAAGCAGCAGTATGGTATATGGTGACTGGAAAGACTCTATCGCAGAGGATACACCACTTAAACCTATCAATGATTATGGTAGGGCTAAAAAAATGTGCGAAGAACTTGTTAGAATTATTGCACAGAAATGGGTAATCATTCGTCCTACTGCTGTATATGGTAACCGTGATGATGGCAATCGTGTCATCTCTAAATGGATAAAAGCTGCTCTTAATCAAGAAACAATCCACGTAGATGATCCACATGCTACATTAGATTTTACATATGTAGAAGATGTAGCACAGGCTATCACAAATGCTGCACTATTTGACACACATAATTTTATAGCTAATGTAAGTTATGGAAGCGCAAGAACACTACAAGATGCTATCAATGTAATAAGAGATTGGACAAAAACACAAAGCAAAATTATATATGGTGATGGCATACCATTTGATATGCCAAAACGTGGTGCGCTTGATACTCGCCGTGCTGTGCAATATCTTGGCTACACGCCAAAGACAAGTTTAGAAGATGGCATCAATAAATTATTACAATCTTAAAGAACAATACGAAGATTGTAAAGGTTACATACTTGGTGGTATGCAATCTGCTTTTAAAAGTGGGCAATTTTATAGTGGTAATGCACACGATGCTGTTGCACGATATATTCGTGTAAAGTATAATAATGCTCATGTTGAACTTACTAATAGCGGAACCAGTTCACTTATAGCTGCACTTATGGCACTATATACAAAGTGCGGTAGTAGAGTGTTGTTGCCAGCACTAACATATGCAGCTACTGCACAAGCAGTCATGGCAGTAGGTTGTATCCCAACCTTTGTTGATATTGATAGTAGTTGGTTGTTGGATATTGAACTACTTGATGAAATGTATGCCAAGTATGGTGAAGAAATAAGCACTCTTATCACTGTTGATTTATATGGTCAAGGCGTTGATCTAACCCGTGTTCGCAAATGGTGCGATGACCATAATATAAAATGGATTATTGATGCTGCTCATAGTTTTGGATTATGTTCAAACGAATATGACCAAACTATTGCTGATGCTATTTGTTTAAGTTTTAATCCACTCAAGAATCTTGGCGGCAGTGGCGGTGGTGCTATCGTAAGTAAAACAATTCATCCATCTATATTAAATGGCACATGCACAATGGGTAAAATTGAAGGTGGTCCTTATGGTCAAATAGAATTGCCTGGTCTTAACTTTCGTATGTTATCAACACAAGCGTCTACGCTTGTAGCAAAAGTTCCTTACTATGAAGATCATTTACCAAGAAAACTTTCAATTTGCAAACGTTATTATAATGAATTTATAAATTATGCTAAAGCATTAGATTTACCATTGCGACAACAATGGGGAACATGGAATTATTATTCATTTAGCATAGCACCATTACGTCAAGATAGTGTCAAGGCAGCATTAAAGGCTGCCGACATAGAATATAGTAGCCATTATTCAAGACCACTTAATCGTGAACCATTTGTAAAATCTTATGGTTATCAATTGTGTCCACATGCAGAATATATTACTAATAACGAACGTATTATAAGTTTACCAAGTCACTGGCACTTAACTGATGAACAAGTTGACACAGTTATACAAACTGTGATAAATTCATTATAATGAGACTTGGTTATAAACACAAAGATACCACAACTGATATTATAGAAAATCATGCATTATCTGATGATGCAGAAAAAGTTATACAAATGCTTGCTGATGATCCTTTTATTAGTCAAAGAAGCATTGCTAAGTTATATAATTTTAATCTTGAATATCATAAAAAAATTAATGAGGAAATTCGCAATAGCGATGATGCTCAGCATAGAATTTTGCATAATGGGGTAGGAACAAAATATTGGACTAACACCATTATGCCATTGTTAAAAACCAACACTTTGCAATCTGCTATTGAAAGACGTTGGATGTATCCAAATCGTATTGGTTTATACACTGGTTTGAGTTGTATGTTTTATTGCGGTTTTTGTGGACGCAATCCTGTTGCAAAATATGAAAACAAATATGCAGAAATTGGTCGTGATTATTTTTATCAAATTATTGACCAAGACCCACAAACAGATGTTAATTGGCAAGATAGATTTCGCATAAGCGGCGGTCTTGAACCACTAACAAACCCATACCTTGGTGATATAATAACGCATGGTGCACAACGTGGATATAATATGCAGTTGTATACTAATGGTAATATGATGACTGCTCGTTATCTTGATAAACATCCTGGTATGTTAGATTTAGAAGCCGTTAGATTTAGTTTATATGGCGTTAGTGAAGACACTGCTTATGCTGTTACAAAGAATCGCCAGAGTTTTGCACATATTATTAATAATATTATTGAATTTAAAAAACGTGCTGCCAAAACAAAAGTTGGTATAAACTGGATTATTTTGCCAGGACATGCAAATGATGTTAAAGAACTCTTAAAAATTATAAATTATATTAACGAGCAATGCGCAACACCAATAGATTTTGTTACACTGCGTGAAGATTTTAGTCAAAATATTCGTACAATAAGTGATGCCGAGCGCGGCGAGTTAATGGATATATTCAAACTTATTGATGATTTTAAAAAAAACTGGTCTACCCATTTTGATTTAGGTTATGCGCTTGAGCCGTTAAAATATAATAAAAATGTAGGTAGTTTGCGGATGATTAATTGGGATGAAATTATTCCAGAAAGTTTTCCACAAGTTTCAGTTGCCGTAGATGTAAAAGGCAATGTTTATGTTTATCACGAAAGTGGATTTTTAGATAGACCAGGCAGTGATCGTTACATTATTGGAAATATCGCAGGTTCATCAGTTGAAGAAGTTACAAAAGTTTTCGTAAACAATAAAAAGAAAATTCGTGCATTGCCACAGGATGTTGGATTTCTTGATGCTTTTGACCATGTAATAAGTTTATTAATCAATCAAGCACGAGATGACGCAGAATATGGCATTGATTGGTCAATTGGACCAGTAAGGATACGAGGATGAAAATACCATATGCAAACTTGTATGCAGAATATAAAGAATGTCAATATGAAATAGATAATGCTATAAGAAATTGTATTGCCAATAGTAATTTTATTGGCGGAGATGCAGTTAAACAATTTGAAGTTGCATGGGCAAATTATACCGATAATAAAGATTGTGCTGGAACCAGCAGTGGAACAAGTGCACTATTTTTATCTTTGTTGAGTTTGGGGATTGGCAGCGGCGATGAAGTAATTGTGCCAGCAATGAGTTTTATGAGCACCGCAGAAGTCGTAAGCCAACTTGGTGCTACTCCAATCTTTGTTGATATAGATCAATACTATACAATTAATATTGATGCTGTTGCCACAGCAATTACAGAAAAAACAAAAGCTATAATATTTGTTGATTTATATGGGCAAACTATTGATATTGAAAAACTGCGCAGCGTAAGCGTTGGTATTCCGCTTATTCGTGATGCAGCACAAAGCGCAGTATGTTATAACACTCTAGTTGATGTCAATGATTTTGTATATGCAACTTGTTATAGTTTTTATCCTGGTAAAAATTTAAGTGCAATGGGAGACGCTGGCGCTGTTACTGGCTCCGTTGAGGTATGCGAAAAGATTAGATACTACAGAGACCATGCTCGAACAGAAAAGTATATTCATACTGGCATTGGATACAATGAACGGCTTGATGCTATGCAAGCAGCAATAGTTACTGCAAAAATTCCATTTCTTAAAAAGTGGAATAAACAACGTGATATTAATGCAAGATATTATTTGGAAAATCTTGCAGGCAGCGGAATTATATTACCTCTTACCAATCCGTATAGCGATCATGTATGGAATCAATTTGTAATTGTTTCACCTAGCAGAGATGTTTTACGTCAGTATCTAGCAGAACATGGAATTGAAACTGGACTACAATTTCCTTTAGCATTACATCAGCAACCAGTTTATAAAAGTTTATTACAATTGCCAAGTAGTGAAGAATTAGCAGCCACTTGTTTGAGTTTGCCAGTTTTTGCGCAACTTAAACAAAGTGAACTTGAATATATTGTTAGTTGTATTTGGAATTATAATAATTCTTGAGCCAATCCCAACGAAATGTTTTCTTAAGTGCTGACAAATCGTCACTATTTTCAATAAAATATTGATATCCATCATTGGCACCTCTTAAAACGTCTTCTGCATGTTCACCATGAGCATAAGTTTTCCATTGGTTAATACGATATTGAGTTTCAATGCATGATTTTTGGCTATTAAAGTATGCTAACTTACATGTTTCACGAAAAGCAGTTCTCCATGCACGATAAGGGTCAGTGGCAAATTCTCCATAGGCACTAATTTGTGGAATTACCTGAACTGGAAAACTCATAGTAAAATCTATTCCTAATTCATCGTAAGATGGCGCAGTAAGTAAGAATTTTTTGTTATACAAAACAATTCCCATTTCACCGTATACCAAATCATTTGATGTATTAATAGCATAAAAGATATAGTTGCGAGGATCACGCCAGTAATCTGGTTCGGTTGTAAAATCCCAACTTTCATATAATTTTGTTTTAGCAAAAACAGCATAAAAATAGTCAGTATTGCTACATTTAGCTGCAGCAGCCAATGCATTTTCCATTCCTTCTACACCATGCACTCGTTTGGCATGTGGATATGATTCTAATAATTTAACATAATTTTCATCTGCTTGAACTTCGTCATAACTTATAAAAACAATATCATATTGTGTTTTTATATCTTCTGATATTTTCATAAGATGCGGATACTCGTATATTTCTTTTTTTACTATACAATCACGAGGCACTAAACTTGAACTATTGGAATTGTTTAAAGATATTATAGGTCGCTTATCCCATAAACAAACATCAGGAATATTACCTATAGTCTCCTTGCAAAAAATAGTGTATATTGCACTGCTTTTGTATTGTAAGGCTTGGGCTAAATTGTCCTCTTTATAATTGACAAGTGTCCATTTTTTTCTGATAACTGCACTATGTTCAAAATTATACTTAATTTTATTAGGATTAAAACTTGGAACGTGTATTAAAAATGTATCGCCTTTTTCACAAGTTCCACTTGGCCAACAATGCACTTGTTCACGTTGATCAAGGTCTGGCAACCATGACCAATCAAAACCATCATATTCACAACAATCACTATAAAGCCATAACCATTCACGTTTACTTTTTGCAACAGCAGCTTTGATTGCTTCTTCCATTGTTGTAATTAAACGAACTTGAAAGTCTTGCGTAATAGTATTATCAAATGAGTTCGTGTTAATTAAACACATGTCAGCATGTGTATCATTGAACTGTAGCTGTGCTGTGTGATATTTGTAATCTACGAAATTTGTAATTGCATCTCTGTGAATAAGAATAGTATAACTTAATTGTTCTTTGTCTTTCATTGTAAAACAATGAATATAATTCGTATCCCATCCATCAGGTAACCAATCAAAGTCCCAATCGCTATAATCAATGCGACGATCAGCAATCCATGTCCATTCACTTCCCATTGCTAATGATTTAAACGTTTCTAAATTAAAACTATTAGTGTAATCTTGCCAATAAATGACTGGACGCACTTGTGGTAAAAATTTTAAATTACTGCTGTGATAAATTATTTTGGGATTTTTAATATTGGTGTTTATAAGTTTAGTATATCCTAGATGTTTTGTGCCAGCCATACAAAATACGTGTGTTTTATCGGCATCCCACGCATCAGGTAACCAATCAAAATCAAAATCACTATAATCTATTCTATCGTCTTTAATCCAAACCCATTCATCATTTTCAATATCACTTTTGAATCGCAAATCTGTTTTATGATATTTTGTTTCAACACTTTCAACTTTTGTATTGCGTAAAAAAGTATAGCACAACTGTTCGGTTCCATGCATAGCAAAAGCATGAGTTTTATTTGCATCCCATGCATCTGGTAACCAATCAAAATCAAAATGACTATAATCTATGCGTTCATCTGTTTCCCAAACCCATTCATCATTTTGTTTTGTAGCATCAAATTTTAAATCTGTTATATGATACTTTATTTGTTTGCTTGCATGCTTTGTATTGTGTAAAAAAGTATAGGCAAGTTGTGTTGTGCCACTCATGACAAACGCATGTGTTTTGTTAATATCCCACGCTGGCGGCAACCAATTAAAATTAAAGTTGCTATAATCTATACGCTCGTCAATAATCCAAATCCACTCGCTATCTATAGATTCTAATTGATGCAATTTAGGAATATTCTTAAAAGTAAGATATGAGGAGTGATAGACTTTTTCTTTTTTACAATTTCGACGCATTAATCGTGTATAAGATAATTGTTCCGCGCCCCACATACAAAATTCATGTATTTTATCTGCATCCCATCTATCAGGCAACCAGTTCCAATTAAAATCGGTATAGTCAATACGATTATCTGCAATCCAATTCCATTCATAAGGTGAATCATCTATAATATCTGTATCATACCAAACACCTATAGATTTAAAACGCAAGTTGCTAATATGATATTTTACTTCATTGCCATTTCCTACACTTGTGTAAGATAATTGAGTAGTGCCATCCATTGCAAAGTGATGTTGTTTATCCCAATCCCATACATCAGGGTACCAATTAAAATTAAAACCATCATATAATACTTGTTCGCTTGTTGTCCAAGTTGGTTGTTGTACAATAGGTAATATACCATCGTGATAAAATATCTCACCATAATTTTCAATTGGTATTAACCACGTTGTGTAACATTTTGGATTATCATGACTTGCCCAAGCATGCAACATGTTTGATTGATGTCGCGGTGGAATAAATCGTAAATTAAAATTAGTATAATCTACTGCACGATGACGCAGCCAAATATATTCGGTGCGACTGGAAGCAATTGCTTTGGCAATTAATTCTTTAATATCATTGCAATCTGCATAATCATACCAATAGGTATCAAACATGACTATTGTAACCAGGCATCAAATAATTAATTTGGCGTTGTTCGTGATCTTCATCACTCCAAATGTAATCGTAAACAGCGGTTTGTCCATCAACTTCAAGACTATATATGTCAAGATAGTTACCCATTATATCCCAAATCTTTGTAATATCAGTTGTTCCAAAACTTTTTTCTAAATTTATAGAACCAAGTTCCAGATAACCAAGACTTAGTGATGTATCAGTTGGATTGTAACCTTCACGCCGCAACCATTTATTAAAAGCATCAATCTCGCGTGTATGCCAATCATGTTTTCCATAACAAACATCACGACCCCACTCAATATCAAACTCTCCACTGTAATATTGCAAATGTGTGATGGCATCGCATGTAGCTTGATCTAAAATGGGAGCACCTTCATCACGGAATACCTCCATTAGCGTTTTACCAATTTGTGTCCAATGCATATAAACATGAGCAAATTTACGGTCATAACCATTAGTTATAAACCCATTGCGATGTTCATCTGTTAAATTATAACGAACGGTATTCAGAAATGTTGTTATTTGGCTTGGACGAACCCAATCTGGATTATGTTTCTGCTTTCGCAAACTTAAACATAGTGTTTCAATTTCATGGCAAAGATTGTTTAGTTGTCTTATACTATATTTGATATTTGGTGGAGCTAGTTTGTAATATGGACTTAAATTTTCAACCGTGCCTTGTAAATGTTCAAAGTAATTATGCACGATATTCATAACATCATGATTTGGACCACCACTGTTTTTTACTTCAGTTAATGGCAACATAACTGTTTCTGGTGTATAAACAGTTTCAATTTTTATATTAGCTAAACCAGCACTTTGCCATATGCCGAGTTCATTATACTTCCAAATGTTTAACGCATGACGACTTAATTCACTAGTAAGATACTCTAGGTTTCTTGCGCCATTTGGCCAACCGTGCCAACAATAATTCTTTTCTAAAATACTATTGCGCTGTAGTTCTACTTTTAATGCAGCCATCCAATCTACTGCTAACTGTGTTTCATTAGGTTCAATAATTACAGGCAATAAATCTTCTTTATTTAAAGGATTGCGAAGGGTCATTATAACAGTCATTAGTATCGGCTTCCTATTTGACCTGGCTCATTACTTCCAGTGCACGTAAAACGATGGTCGGTAGCATGTGGGCAACGCTTATTGCCACATTCCACGCAAAGTATCATGCGAGTATTAACTATAGGCATATCATAATAACTATCATCTTTAAAACGCATCTTAATCGTTTTACTTTTAAGACATTCATAGCACTTACCACAATCTTCTATCATGTTATTCACCAATAGAATTCCACCATGATAGAACAGTTGGTTCACTTGATAGAATATCTTCCATTTTTATTTTAGCATCTTTGCGAATAGATTCCAATTTTAAAAGATGCGTTTTACCACGAATTGCCTCACGTTTATAGGTATCAGAAAACTGTTCTGCAAATGTAGGACGAGTTTTAAGATGTTCTAGAACATCCCATAAACTTTGTGTGCGACGAGTAATGAGCGGTTTAATACGCTTCTGTATACCATCTAAAAGTGGTTCTAGCACCATTCTAGGTAGTGCCAAGGGGCTTATTAGTATGTCAGGCGAGAAAGCAAATACTACCTTACTTAATAATTCAACATTCAGTTCATCAGCAAGAGCGATGATATTTTCCAAATCAAATAACCCAGGGGTAGTAAGAGTAAAGTCGATACGCATCTGACGAGGATGTTTTGATTGTTCAACACCGTGTCTAAAATTTTGTAAAAACATATCATAGTCAAGGCCAGTTCTAATATATTCACCAATCGCTCCTGTTCCATCTAAACTTGCACATATTTCCCAATGCGGAAAGTGTTGCAATAAATCCCAAAGTGTTCCTTGCGAATCTTTGCAATAACTTAAATTAGTATTATATCGCACACGAACTTGATCTGCATACCCCAATTCAATTATACGGCGCATGAATGTCCAGTGCTCATCATAAAGTAGTGGTTCGCCACCTACCCAGTAAATTTCGCGCACACTTTTGTTTTCAATGGCTTGTTTAAATTCTGGTATTACAACATCACGAGTAAAATCACGGATAGCATGGCGGTTCTTTGGTTGCATCCAATAATTCTTTGGATTAGACAAATCAACCATAGAATTTTTGCGAACTTCAACTTCCCACGCGCTGCTTAACATATCGCCACACATGCGACATTTGAAGTTGCATACATTACTATAACGATAGTCCCATGAGATTGGTTCTAAAGTTGTATAACCATCAGCATCAGTATTAGCTTGTATATCTGATCTAATATGACCAAACAAGTGACCAAAGTAATCGCGATAAACAGAGGTATTAAGTAACTTCTTATCACAGACTTCACATGCAGAAGGAACTTCACCAGACAACCATTGTTTTCTAATTTCCCTAATATGTTCACCATTCCACCATTCCTTTAATGTAAGCGGATTAAATTGTCCATTACCACCAGCGGTATCAATATATTGTTTAAAGTTCTGTGCAGGTTCACGTGATGCACAGCATAAACGGCGTTCACCTTGAGGTGAGATATATGTATGTGTCCACGGTGCTACACAAAAATCATTCATAACCAATCGCTGCCGCCAACTCTGGATGATGATCTGCAAGATGTTGTTTGCGAAATTTATCACTATCACGTAATACTTGTATCAGATATGAACAATCTGTGCCAGTTCCACTATTCATAAATTGCAATAAATTTTTAATTTCATCAACAAATATAGATGGAATATTTGCTTGAGAAATTTTTCTTGTTATCATTTCTTTTGCATCATCATTAAGGTTCTTAATACAAAAATGTGGTGGATCATGAACTACATTAAGATAATGGTAATTAAACATTTGATGCGGAACCCAATTTAATATTTCATCTATATAATAAAAATTTAATGCGTTTACAGTTAAACATAATTGTAGCACAATATTCTTATTTTTATCTCGCAAGTCTCTAAAGTTTTTTAAATTTTTTTCAACAATATCCCACTTAGCACCATAACGTTGATATTCAAATCTTGCACCCATATCATCAATGCTAAGTGCGATTTCTACAAGTTTAAATTGTTTCCATATATCTATTGCATCTTCAGGAAACTGTGTTCCATTAGTGTTATAATGAATTTCAATATTTTTTGCAACACCAAGATTTATAGCTTGACGCAAAAAGTCAAAATGTTCGGTGATTAAAAATGGTTCACCACCTGTAAATTCCAAATAGCGGATGTGTGGCAGCAAAACATCTAAATCATTCCAAAAAGCAGAAACTTGTCGAGGCCATTGTCCTTGTCTTAAGAACTCTTTTGCTGGTCTATGATATTCAGTAAGATATTCTTTATTAATTTCTATTTCTTCTTGCGCCCACTTTGAACTACTAAAACTACCACAAATTCTGCATTTAAGATTACAAATGTTTCCTAATTTTAAATCAAGAAATATTAAATCACCACTATTTGGATTACTAAAATCAATATGCTTTACAAGATTACCAAGACGATTGTAACTATTTTGTCGCTTACTAGTTCGTCCACTTTCTTCTTCGCTCCAACAACGATTGCACACAGATGGTTTTTCACCATTTATAAAAGACTTACGAAGATCATTCATATATTCACTTACAAAAGCAGATGATAGTGTTGTGTTTTCAATGAGCAAATCTTTGCCATTCGTATCTTTAATATTTTCATTTGCTAAACAACAAACTCGCATTTGTCCAAGTGGTGTTGTTTCTATACTAATCCAAGGCAATATACAAATATTATTCATACAAATACCCTAACTCTGGAATTGCATCTAATATATTTTCATTTCTTATTTTATCTAGTTGCGCGGTTTTTTGAATAAATTTTGGCAACAAATCTGATTTATCATCTGCCATCATAAAGTTAATTGCACTTTCAAAACCAATTGTTGCACGAGTTAATTTATCTTGAGGTTTTAACCATTTAATATGCTCTAGATATAATTCTTGTATATCTACTTTATACTGGAATGGCAATGCGTCAATACGATAATGTGGTGGGTCTTGTAGTATATTAATATTTAAATCCTGTGGTTTTAAAAAGCCACGATTCACCCATTCACGATGAAATTTAGGCAAGTGCAGAGCGTTCATAATGCTTAGGGTAGGACTTATGTAAAAATCTACATTAGGACAAATCTTTAACATTTGCTCACGATTTTGTTCAACTTGCGACCACTTGGTTCCTTTGCGAATATATTCAGCATGAGCACCCATAGCATCAAGACTTGCTCCAACACTGACACTATTAAACTCACGCCACAATTCTAACACATTTGTTTTCTTGTAAGTAAGCTGACTAAAATTAGTATTATAAATTAATCGTACATCACTACGACCACGTTTAATCAGTTCATTGAGAAGACGATAATGTTCTTCCATAATAAGTGGTTCACCACCAGCAAAATATACTTGTTCAAGATTATCAATCTGTGGTTCTAGCTGTTCCCAAATATCATCTTCGGTTTTTCCAGCAAAATTTATTCTTGTATTTCTTGTTTTCCAACTTTCAGCAGTAGCTTGTTCTAATTCTAATAACTTAACCTGATCATCATACCAGTTACTACTAAAGATATGACCACAACTACGACATTTTAAGTTACATAAGTTAGAAAATCTGATATCCCAATAAATCATTTTCATTGGTGGTGTAGGATTGTCAGTTAAAGTAATATGATGCCCAAAATGTTTATTGGCACTCATACGCATACTAAAGAAACCGTTTTGTTCTTGTTCATAACAACGGTTGCAACCTTTTACATGTTCACCAGCAAGCATTTTACTACGAATATCACGCATAGGTGCGCTATGCCATATTTCTTCAAGAGTATCATAACGTGTATTACCAACAGTTTCACTCATCTCTGTATTACAACAAGGATATGCTTCACCAGTTGGAAAGGCATGTAGATGAATCCACGGATACATGCAAAATGTTTTATTTTCAAAAATAAGCTCTTTGTGCTTATTACTTAATTGGTCAACTTCAATCTTGATTGGTTCTTTACCGTTATAATTATAAGCCACTATACCAATTTTCCAATTCTGCAAATGTTTTTATAAAATTTTTATTACGACGAACATCATATTGTTCATAAAAATTTTTAAAATCTTTTTCTAACACATTTTTATTACTTGCACCTTCGTGAGGTGTTTCAACTTTGCGAAGGTATTCAATTAATCTTTTGATATGTTCAATTTCCATTTGATGCAAATAATTACTATGTTCGTAACTATTTAAAAATTTTTCTAATTCAACTGCACAATTTTCACGAACATTGTGTGGCATAACAGTTGGACTTTGGAAACTAGGAAAACGTAAAATATTGAGCGTAAAAGTTAAAGAACTTTTTCCTCGTCCTATCTTAAAATCCATCATGTGTTTTAAGAATTTAGGAAGCGACATCAAACATAAACCATTGATAGTTGCCATAACATGCAATTGTTTAACTACACCGCTGCTATGCAGTGCAACAAGATTATCAAACCATTGGTTATAATCTAAACCATCACGAATATATTCTGCTGCACTACCAAATGCCTCGCAGCTTGTATAAACTTCTACGTGTGGAATATCACGAACAGCTTCAATAAATTCATTTAACTTTTTATTATCCATGCCAAGATTGCTGTTGATAGCTAGTTTTGTTTCACTTTTGCCACGATTTAATTTAAACCAATCAAGTAGTTTCCAAGTATGACCACTCATAAGTGGTTCGCCACCAGTAATACGCAATTCACGTAGTGTCTTATGTAGATCACTTTCCCACCACTTAAAAAATGCTTCTACATATGGATTAGTGTCAGTGAAACCATATAACTGAGAACTATCATGTAGATGGGTAAAATGATTGCGGCCATCACTAACCAGATTGGTATATGGTCCATTAACTTTAATGTCTTTAACCCAAGTAGTGCTAAAAGCGGGATTGCAATAGCTGCAAGCAAAGTTACAAGTGCGGTCAAAGGCTATCTCCAATGTTCGAAGATTAACATCTAATTTATACAGTGTATTAAATGCAGTGTTTAGTTCTTCTTCACTATATAGCATGCTTTTATAAGGACGGTCACTGATGGCAGTAGGAGATGAATCTTCAATACGCCAGCAATATTCGCAACCACTTGGACGCTCACCTTTTTGCATTTGTAATCGTTGTTGTTTCTTTTCTGGAGTATTATGCAATGCAGCAGGGTTAGCCAAAACTTGTTCTACACTTACTTGATGCGGCAGTGGGTGATGACAGCTTGTAGTTTGCCCACTACCTAGCCAAATTGTAGCATTATACCACTTAGCACCACAGAATGATGCACTTTTAGTATCAAGAATACGCTGCTTATATTCTAAAAAAGATTCATCTGGACGTTTGCTTCTTACCACGATGTCGCATATCCCTCATTAAAATTTTGTGAACAGCATTTATTTTTACATTCATCATAATTGTTTAAATTATTAAAAAAATTGTCCCACATTTCATCGCCTAATATATCACTTATGTTTCTTTTGTTCAAGTTATATTGTGGCTGACGAAACTCTTGCCAACGTGTATGATTATACCTATTTGCCATCCAACAACATGGATAAAAATATCCTTCACTACTAATATAAAGACCTTTATTACCAATCTTACAAAGTGGAATTATATCGTTAACATTATTAATGTTTTGATATAAATCTAAATTTATTTGGTTTTTACCATTGTCTAGTATTTTTCTATCAGTGAGATTCGTTATTTCACGACTAAACCTATGTCCCTTTGCAATGAATTGTGAATTTGGTTCAAGCTCGTCTTTTCCATCGGTATTATAATTAGGATACTTACTACCAAACTTTGTGCTGTAGGTAAGTTGAAATATATCAAAATTCCATTTAACGGCTAAATCTTTCATAGTAATAATATCATACTGATTAAATTTAAAAGCAATTGCAGCCCAAGTCATTATAATATTACTATTTTCTCTGACAGTTTTTATAGCAGTTGTTATACTATCCCAATCACTATTGACACGGTATTTTTCGTTGCTTTCTTGATCCCATCCATCCAAACTAAAATGAATTTCATCATATTGATTCAAGTTATGAGAAAGTTTTTTCCACCAAGATTCGTTCCTAAAACTTCCATTAGTAACAATGCGTAAACTTAAATTAGGTTTTGTAGTTTTTAAATATTCAACTACTTCTAAAAATTCCTTACCATAAATTGGGTCTCCATCATCACCACAAAAACTAATTTGCCAAACGTCTTGCATAAATTCTGGATTAAAATTCTTCTTAAAAAAATCTAAACCAAGACTAGTTTGAACAAGTGTATCGGGAATTTCTGCGCGAGGGCAGCGAGGACAACGCAAGCTACAAATACTACTATTTTCAATGTGCCAATGCCAAAGTGGAAATTTATACATTGCTATCAGCCCAATATTTACAAGTGTTATACCAATCACTCATTTCTGGAAAGATTTTTAAGAAATTAGTTTTGCGACGAGAATCATGTTCATTAAAGAAGCGATAAAAGTCTGCCATAGTTTTTTTATCTTCACGACGATGTTCGTGCATCCAATCTACAACACGCTGTAGTTTCACAACTTCATAATCTTTAAATCCATTGAATCGAGTATCTACTGTTTCAGTTTGTGGTTGCATCCAATGAACAACGTTCTGTAAAAACCAAGCATAACTTTCAGGTAGTATATCAATACATTGCCAAGCTGGTTCACGCAAAATAGGTGTATCAAACCAAATACGTTGATAGGTCGTGCTGTATTTGCTGCGCAATTCAGTAATCCATTGCAGCAATTCACGTATGCTTGTTACATTTAAAACATTCATTGTAATAATAAATGTCACGCTATTGCGGCTAGGAACTTCTGTCAAAAACCGTTCTACATTCCTTTTCATGAGTTCAAAATCTAAACCATGACGACCATATTCACCACGTTCACCATAACCATCAATACTAACAAATTGCATAAAGTGTTCTAATACACCATTGCCACACATATGTTTGACGTAAGTTAGATATTTGTCAAATACATATTCATCTTGACTAAAGTTACTAGTGACATTAAGATGCAAATCTTTTTTAGGATTATCTAACACATAATCAAAAACACGGTATGTGTTTTTATCTAACAACGGTTCACCACCTGTCATACGGAAATGTTTTAGATTTGGGTAGAGTTCTGGCCACCATCTCCAAAACGCATCAACATAAGGATTAACTTCACGATTCGGTATAGGTTTACGATCACCCCCAAAGTAAGTAGGACTATTATGAAGGTTAGAAGTAGGATAAGCACCGTGCTCATTTATTTCCTTTTGCCACGCACTGCTAAATTGTGGCGAGCAATAACTGCACTGTAAGTTACATACATTGCTAAAATTAACTTCTACATAAGCAGGATTAACATTCCAAGTATTAGGGTCGCTAGCAATAATTGTATCGTAATGATCGGCAGCCCACGGCTCTCCACTGCGGTAGTGTCTATCACTAAGGTTTCCTGTTGCTTCGACTCGCCAACAATAACTGCACTCTTCTGGACGTTCGCCACGTAACATTCGCTGTCTTTGCGCTTTTTTGTATTCAGTGTTGTGTAGCGCACTGGGGTTATCGGTGAGATCATCTACATTAATCCTGTGTAGTGGTGGATGGTAACAACTATTTGTATGACCAGTTGTTAGATGCAAACTAGTTTGTTGCCACTTTGCAAGACAAAGGGCATGACCAAGTTTTGACTGCATCTTTTCAGCAGCAGATAAAAAATCACTTTTAAGAGTGTTGTCCACATTTACTGTGGCGACATCACCAGAGTTGTCTAGCTGCGCTTTTGATGACATTTCCTACGTCTCTTTCTGGTAACATAATATCAATATTCTGGTATGTTCGCTGATGCTTTTTAAACCATTTGCTTTGTTCTGCATTGTATGTTGCAATATCAAGGTTTAAACGGTTGCGCAAAATACGAGCAAATCCTTCACTTTCTTTATCGCTATATTCTAAACTATTATTCCATAATTTGTCAAGTTTATTAAAATCACGCACTTCAGTATAATCCCAACTATCATCAAACATGGTTTTATAAGCACCTTGTCTTGCACCAAGAATGGCATGTTTTCCATAATCTACATCTGCGCCAACTGTGCACCAAATAACAAGATTAGTTCTATTGCCTACCCATGTAACACTTTCAAATTCTTCTGGTGTAGGACGACGACCACGGTCAAGACAAAGTTTAACTCCTTCGCGGAATCCAGCTTGCCATGCTTGTTGTGGACTACCATTAGGAATAGTAGTACTCCAAACATCATGCATAGCCCAATAGTTGTCATCAAAGCAAAATTCTACAACAGTGTCGGCATCGCCTTCACTGGCTTCATGTGTTCGCATATTGTTTACAAAAGTTTTTGTCCAACTGCTGATCCCACCGTTGCCATAACAAAGACCGTTTATTACATTCCTAGCGCGCCAACGAAATACGCAACGGTCATTTGTTTGATTAATGCGCAACTGTTGATTAAAAAACTCTGGATTTGGTTGATTATCACCATCAATCAAAATAAAACGTTCGGTTTCACTAACAGCAGCGGCAGCTTTATGCGCTGCATCACTGCCTTCTATGCCATGCACACGTTTAGCCCACGGGACAAAAGAACGCAAATATGCCCAATTACTATCAGCATTTGGTTCTTTGTAACTCAAAAAAATACAATCTAACTCACTTATATCAATTAATTCAGTCATAATTCCAGCCTACGGCGTTAGGGTGTTCGGGTTCTACAGGAAACTGGCGGTCATTTGCCAATGTGTAATATGTGTTGCCACGTTTCCAAGAAGGTAGTCTAGGTGGTTCCATACTTGGTTTTGGCGGTGGATTTGGATCATTTGGTTTAACCATAGTAGCAAGTTCACGTTCAAACTCATCCCACCACGCTTTAATCTCTTGTTCGCTTATATCCATATTCATATCTACTTAACAATTCGTCTGTAACAAAGGTTTTTTCTACATAATGCAGCGGTTTATTTTGTCTATAACCACCAATAGTTACATTTAA